AAGCCTAACAAGCTTGTAAAGGTGTGAAGCCTAACAAGCTTATAAAGGGGGATAACAGTCTTGAGAAGGTGCGAAGCCTAACAAGATTGTAAAGGTGTAAAGTGTTAACAGCTTTACAGGGGGGGGGGCAGGTGGCCGGGGGGTACGGGGTGGGGTGTAATACGTGGTTATACATTTTCAAGCTTTTTAAACTTGTCAACTTTACAAGGATGCTGCTCAAGCTGCGCTCACCTTTAAAAGCTTTAAAAGTAATCTTTAATAAATATATTAGAAGATACCTATCAAAGACTTGTTAATTCAGTATAATGTTAGAATGGAGATCTGTCAAGCCTTTTCTTGTAATAAATAAAAAATAAAAAGCTTGACAACAGTAGAATCCAACAGTATACTTAAGAACATGAATCAACATATATCTAAGTATCTACCTAATTCACCAAAAGAGCGTGAATACACAGAGAAGCAGCTAAGCTTTCTCGATAACCTTTTAAAAACCGGAGGTGATCCAAAAAAAGCAGCAGAACTGGCAGGTTACTCTGAAGGAACCTATTCTCAAGTCATAAAAACACTTAAACAAGAGATGATAGAGTTAGCCTCTGAAGTCCTCGCTCAGTCTGCACCCCAAGCTGCATTTAAGCTTATTGAAGTTATGAACTCTGATGTAGCAATACCTCAGTCTAATGTTAAGATTCAGGCTGCTCAAACCATCCTAGATCGTATAGGATTAGGTAAAGCAGATAGAATTGATGTTAATCATACTGTGGATAGTAGTCAAGGTACTTTGTTTATTCTACCGGCCAAAAGCTCAGTAGAAATAGAGGATGCTGATTATAATGAAGTTTCCTAGAACTAGACCTAAAGCTAGAGGAAAGATCCCTTTTGGTTATGTGTTAAATGAAGAGCTAGGACTCCTTGAGGCTGTACCGGGGCATCTAGAAGCTTTGGAAGAGACAATAGAAATGATTGCCTCTGAAGAAATACCTTCTCTTAGAGAGGGTGTTACTTACATTAAAAGTAAATTAGAGGGTCAAGATGTATCTATTACATATCAAACCCTAAAGAACTACATGGAGAAAGCTGGTCTAGCTAACCCTAAGAAACAGTACAACTACCACTCTGAAGTTAAAGCTCAGATGGAAGCAAGAAGATCTCTTAAAGAGCGTAAGAAGACTGTTGACACTCTCAATAAGAAGTTAAAGCAGGCAAAGAATAAGCTCAAGACTAAAGAACAAGTTTATAAGAAGCTAGATGAGCCAAGTGACTTTAAGTCCAAAACAGGTAAGATACTGATTGCCGAAGACGTAGAGCAGATCGCTCCGTCTGTAAAGGCTCAAGCAAAGAATGTTATCTTTAAGGCCAACGAAGGCCCACAGGAAGACTTCCTAGCAGCAGGCGAAACAGACGTTCTGTATGGTGGAGCGGCTGGAGGTGGTAAAAGCTATGCAATGTTGGTAGATCCACTTCGCTATGCGCATAGACCTGCTCACAGAGCCTTGATCATTAGACGTTCAATGCCTGAATTAAGAGAGCTAATAGATAAGAGTAGAGAGTTATACCCTAAAGCTTTTCCCGGCTGTAAATATCGTGAAGTAGAGAAACTTTGGAACTTTCCTAGTGGTGCTAAAATAGAGTTTGGGTTCCTTGAAAGGGACGCAGACGTTTACCGTTATCAAGGACAGGCATACTCTTGGATAGGCTTTGATGAGATTACTCATCTACCTACAGAATTCTCTTGGAACTACCTAGCTTCACGGTTAAGAACAACAGATCCAGAGATTATACCCTACATGCGTTGTACAGCTAACCCCGGCGGTGTAGGCGCTCACTGGGTTAAAAAGCGTTATATAGATGCTGAAGTACCTAACACAAGCTTTATGGGTCAGGATGGTTTAAGTCGTAAGTTTATACCAGCGCGTTTAGAAGATAACCCTTATCTGGCTTCTGACGGACGCTACGAAAGAATGCTTAAGGCGTTACCTCCTACACAGAGGCGACAGCTTTTAGAAGGTAACTGGGATGTTAACGAAGGTGCAGCTTTTACAGAGTTTAGTTTAGATCATCATATTATATCTCCTTTTGAAATTCCTATACACTGGGAAAGATTAAAAGGGATTGACTATGGTTATGCAAGTGAGTCAGCCTGTATCTGGGCTGCAATAGATCCTAGTGACGGTACACTAATTGTTTATAGAGAATTATATAAAAAAGGCTTGACAGGCGAAGATCTAGGTCACTTAGTAACAGCAATGGAACTAGAAGACCCTTTTAATGTCTCAGGTGTACTGGATACAGCAGCTTGGTCACAGACAGGAACAACAGGCCCAACGGTAGGTGAAACCTTAGTAAGACAAGGACACAAGCTTAGAAGGGCAGATAAGAACAGAATACAAGGGAAGATTCAAATCCACGAATACTTGAAGATACAGCAAAGCGGAAGGCCACGTTTACAAATATTTAATACATGCCCTAGCCTGATACGCGAACTTCAAAGTATTCCTCTGGATAAATCAAGGCCAGAAGATGTAGATACACATGCTCCTGATCACGCTTACGATGCTTTAAGATACTTAATAATGTCTCGACCTCGTATTAATGATGTGTTTGGTAGAATGCGTGATATTAAAAGAGAAAGATTCTACGAACCTTCTGACACCACTTTTGGATATTAAAGGTTTCTAATATGAAAAAAACTAAATATAGTGAAGGCGGTTTAACTGGCAGTGGTAATAACCAAGAAGGTTTAAATTTACGCTACGACTCTCCTAATGTTTCAGTTAGTCAAAATACAAAGCAAGATTCAAAAAGTATCACTGTACGTAATAAAGATAAAAGTGCTTCTTATTCTGAAAGCCCTCAAGGTAAACGATATGGTCTTACAACAAATGGTGTAAGTGTTAATATTAATAAAGGTAATTGGGGAGATAAGAGTGCATCTGTAAGTAAAGGTAATTGGAATGCTTCAGTAGGTAAAGATTCCCAAGGTAAGACAAATGCAAGCGTAACATTCTCTAAAAGGTTTTAGTAATGGAAGAAAATACACTAACAGCTAACGAACTCTACTTTCAAAAGGTAGAAGATGAACAAGGTCTTATACTGACCTTGGAAGAAAGCTTGCGTAACAATCTTATAGGTCTTCTTAAGAATCGTTTTGAGCTGGCAGAAACTGCTCGTAAGGCCGACGAAGACCGTTGGATCACTGCGTATCATAACTATCGTGGTTTATATGGTCAAAATGTTAAGTTTAGAGAATCTGAAAAGTCCCGTGTATTTGTTAAAGTAACTAAGACTAAGGTACTGGCTGCATTTGGGCAGCTTGTAGACGTTATTTTTGGTGCTAATAAGTTTCCTATTGGTATTAGCGAAACTAAAATACCCGAAGGAAGCTCTGAGTATGCTTATTTAGACGCTCAAAACCCTTTACCGGGTATTGAAACGTCTGTACCTGAGCAAACAACACCAACAGTACAAAAAAATCCTTTTGATGTTGGATTTAAAGGCGACGGAAAAGATCTAACGCCGGGTTCAACTTACAATAATGGCAAGCAAGAAGCCATATACTCAGCACAAGCAGCGGTAGATAAGGGTATTACAACAGATGGGGTCAAAGCAGGCCCTAATATAATTACAATTAAACCAGCACAAGCAGCCGCTAGGCGTATGGAAAAGTTAATTCATGATCAAATTGAAGAATCTAATGGCTCAAGCGAGATCCGAAACTCTCTTTTTGAAGCTTCGCTTTTTGGAACAGGGATTATCAAAGGCCCTTTTAATTTTTCAAAGACTCTTAATCGTTGGGAAGAAAATGAATCTGGAAATCGTGCTTATACTCCTTTGGTTGTACGCGTTCCTCGAATTGAATTTGTAAGTATTTGGGATTTCTTTCCAGATCCTAATGCTACTAATATTGCAGAGTGCGAATATATCTTTCATCGGCATAAGATGAATAGAACACAGCTGCGTTCTTTAGCTAAACTTCCTTATTTTAATAAAGATGCAATAAGAGAAGCTTTAGAAATAGGCCCAGATTACGTTGAAAAAGATTACGAAACTGCTCTTAAAGATGATCAGCGTACAGAAGCAAATGGCTCAGAACAATTTGAAGTTTTAGAGTACTGGGGTGTTATGGACGCTGAATATGCTCGTCAAGTAGGTATGGATATACCAGAAGAAATTGATAACTTAGACGAAGTTCAAATTAATGCTTGGATATGTAACGGTAAAATGCTAAGAGCTGTTATAAATCCTTTTACTCCTTTTAGATTACCTTATCATTCTTTTCCTTACGAACGTAATCCCTATAGTTTCTTTGGTATTGGTGTAGCTGAGAACATGGATGATTCTCAAAAGATTATGAATGGTCATGCTCGTATGGCTATTGATAATTTGGCCCTTTCTGGGTCTTTAGTTTTTGATGTTGATGAAACTGCTCTAGTGGGCGGTCAAAGTATGGAGATATACCCCGGTAAAATCTTCAGACGGCAAGCAGGTGTTCCGGGACAAGCTATAAATGGACTCAAGTTTCCTAATACATCACAAGAAAACATGATGATGTTTGATAAATTCCGTCAATTAGCAGATGAACAGACAGGTATTCCTAGTTATTCACATGGTCAAACAGGCGTTCAAAGTATGACAAGAACCGCTTCAGGAATGTCTATGCTTCTTGGGGCAGCATCATTAAACATTAAAACTGTTATAAAGAATCTTGATGATTTTCTTTTAAAACCTATGGGCGAAGCATACTTTCAATGGAACATGCAGTTTTTAGAAGCCCAGTTAGGTGTTAAAGGAGACTTAGAAGTCAAAGCAACGGGTACTAATAGCCTTATGCAAAAAGAAGTCAGAAGCCAAAGGCTTACTATGTTTCTTCAAACTGCACAAAACCCAGCTATTGCTCCCTTTATTAAAATGAACAAGCTTATTAGTGAACTGGCTTATAGTCTTGATCTTGATCCTGAAGAACTTATCAACGATCCTGAAGAAGCAGCACTTATGGCTCAAATTATAGGAATGCAAAACAATGTTGGAAAAGCAACTAGCCCGCAAACTGGCCCCACTGGTGAACAACAGGGAGCTATGGGAGGCCCTGAAGGAGCACCTCAACAACCTCAAGACCTTGGAGCTACAGGTACTGGCGGTGGGAACATCGGAACTGGAGCTGTTCCGCAGTCAGGGGAAAGTGAATTCTCTGGTTAAGCTACTACAGCTTAAAGAGACAGTCCAAGAATGTTTAGGGCGTTCTGAACAATAAATTATAAGGGGATATATCACCATGGAAAACAAAGAAGATTTAGATAGTTATCGAATGATGTATAACAGCATGGAAGCAGAGGCTTCAAATGCTGAAACGCCCGAAGAGCGTCAAAGAATTTATAAAAACTTTAAGAAACAAACACAGAATTTTGATGAAGATACTGTTCGTGACTTTATGAAAGAACTAAATGAAAAAAGAACTAAAAAAGCTACGGGTGGTTCTCTTATGGTTCCTCCAGAAATGGAAGATATGCCAGAAGATACTTATGCTAACATCCCAGAAGACGAAATGGAAGAAGCAGAAGAATCACAAAAACCAGATAATGTCATGCAAGAAGACTATATGTCTTATGTAATTTCACAATCTTTAGATAAATCTGAACAAGATTATCTTATGAAATCTCTAGAAGGTGATGCAAAACTAAGTGCTATTATAGATAAAGTTTTGTTATCTGCTTCTGAGTTCTCCGGTGAAGGCTCTGTAGAAGGCCCCGGAACAGGCGTATCAGACTCAATACCAGCCAGACTTTCTGACGGTGAGTTTGTTATGACCAAAAAAGCCACTGATCAAATAGGTGCTGATAAGCTTCAGAAAATGATGGACGAAGCTGAGAAAGCATATGATGGTGGTCTAATGAAAAAGAAAGCTCAAGGCGGGCTTCTAAGCAGCCCAACAAAGCCTCAAATGTCTTCGGATGACGAAGAAATTAAAAAGGCAATGTTAGGGGCTAATAGGATGCCTAGTCTAAGAGCTTATTAAGAAAACATAATATATACGGCTACCTTGTAGTACAAGCACCAAATTTTTCAAAAGACGTTTTGATTTGGCTACCTTGATAACCAAGCCCCGTAAAAGGAGAGTAACATGTCTAACCCAGCAGTCGAGGAACAAGTATCCAACCCCTACAATATGAAGAAAGAATGGCATACGCCTGATGCTCCTCATAGAAATAGCGCCGATAGCTTGTACCTTGAAGATTCAGATAACGAACAGGCTACCCGCAAGGCCCCTGAAAAACAACCTAATGAATCACAATCTAATTATAAAAAGCGTTACGATGATTTAAAGAAACATTATGACCACAAACTTGCTGAATTTAAGCAAAGAGAACAGCAACTATTAGCTGAGTCACGGGTTCAATCTCAACAAGAATACCGCACCCCTAAGAACACTGAAGACTTGCAAAAATTCAGAGAGAGTTATCCTGATTTGTACGACACAGTTGAGACTGTTGCTCACATGCGAAGTGAGGAACAAGTAAGAGATTTGCGTCAGCAGCTTTCTACTATTCAGCAACGAGAAGCTGACATTATGCGTAGAGAAGCTGAGAATGTTTTAAAGGATCGACATCCTGATTTTGAAGATATTAGAGGTGATGATCGTTTTCATTCTTGGGCTAAAGAACAGCCCGCACAAATTCAAGATTGGATTTATAACAATCCAGATAATGCTTCTTTAGCTTCTAAAGCTATAGATCTTTATAAATTAGAAACTGGTAAAGGACAGCGGTCTAAGTCTAAAAGTTCAGCCGCTGATATGGTATCTACAAAAACAACAAGAGTAGATCCCGGCCAGCAAAAGATTTGGACTGAAACAGAAATTGCTAAGATGTCTCTGGATCAGTTTGATAAATACGAAAATGAAATTCGTCAAGCTATGATAGAAGGCAGAGTAGTAAAATAACTTTATCTTTTATTGGAGTAATTTAAAATGGCTTTTAACCAATCAGATCAATATTTTGAACAAGCAACAGACACCAATGGTAACTTTGGTAACTCAGTAGCAGGACAGACTAATTCTTTCTTCCTACCAAAAGTATATTCCAAGCAGGTACTTAACTTTTTCCGTAAAGCTTCTGTAGTTGAAGCAATCACCAACACTGACTATGCAGGCGAGATTGCTGCGTTTGGTGACAGTGTACGGATTATTAAAGAGCCTACGATCTCTGTTTATCAGTATGAGCGTGGCGCTGATGTAACTAAGACTGCTTTGACCGACCAAGAAGTTACTTTGATTGTTGATATTGCTAATGCTTTCAAATTCATTGTTGACGATATTGAAACCAATATGTCACATGTTAACTTCCGCGATGTTGCTACCTCATCTGCTGCTTACGCTCTGCGTGATGCTTTTGATGCTGGTGTGTTGGCATCTATGTTTGCTGGTGTATCTTCTTCAGCTCCAGACCATATCATCGGTGCTGATGCTGCTGCTGGTACTGCTGGTGTTAACGAAACCACAGCATCTATCGACTTGATTGATGTTGCTGATCCTCTTGATGTAATGGCTCGTATGGCTCGTCTGCTTGATGACCAGAACATTCCTGAAGAAGGCCGTTGGTTTGTAGCCTCACCTGCTTTCTATGAGGCTCTTTCACAGTCAAGCTCTAAGTTGTTATCTGTTGATTACAACGCTGGTCAAGGTTCAATCCGTAATGGTTTGGTATCTTCTGGTAAGCTACGTGGTTTTAACATGTACAAGACCAACAACATTGCTGTTCCTACGACAGCCACTGGTAAGTGTCTTGCTGGTCACATGTCATCTACTGCAACCGCTCAAACGATTACAAGCACTGAAGTTATTCGCGATCCGAACAGCTTTGGTGACATTGTACGTGGTCTGCACGTTTATGGTGCCAAAGTATTGCGCCCAGAAGCTCTGGTCTCCGCTTTCTTTACCATTGACTAAATGAGTTTGGGGGTGTAAAAGCCCCCATTCTTTTTAAAAGGAGAATAAAAATGTCGCTAGGCAGCATGATTAAAAATATGGTTAATACTTTAAACTCTCAACGAACAAAATATCCAACTATAGATACTATGTATAGTTCTTATAAACCAGAAGATCAAATGTTTAATCTGAAACAAGATAGAATGGATTTTAAAAAGGGTGGTAAGGTTAAAGCAAAAGAAGAAATGCCTAAATGTAAACCAAATTAAAAAGAGAAATTACAATGCCACAGATAGGTTCAGATAATAACCCAGTATACTTTAGAAAAACTTTTGCAGGTAAAGGTAGTACTTTCCGTAAGAATATGGATATTGCTAAGTACAAGGAAAACTTTGATAAGATTTTTAAGAAGTCTTCTGAACCTGATAGTGAGATTGAATCAGCCCGTGCTAAGAGTAAAACTTTTTCAATGGAGCAAGATTGATATGATGATGATAATGATGGAAGAGATGACAACAGTAGTAGAAGCAGAAAAAGTTCCAGATGGTATTAAAAAATATTCTTCTATTAAAGAGCTTGAGAATTGTTTCCATAACTCGCGTGAAAAGCAAGAACATAAGTTTGCTTGTGATCAACGAATGAAGAACTATGGCTACTAATTATCTTTCTTTAACTAATGAGCTGATAAGGGAACTCAATGAAGTTCCTTTAACAGCTTCTTCTTTTACAAATGCTAAAGGTATTCAACAGCATATAAAAGATGCTGTTAATAAAGCTTATTTAGATATTGTTTTAGAAGAACCTAAATGGCCTTTCTTGTCTGTAGCCATTAGTGGTGTAACTAATCCTATGTACGGTAATGTAGTTGTAGATGCTGTAGTAGGACAACGGTGGTATCTTATCAAAGAAGATAGTTCAAACATTACAACAGACTATGGTGATGTAGACTGGGAAAATTTCTTGTTAACCACTGTAGGTGTGGCAGGAGAAACAGCTCCTTATGTGGCCGATAACCTACGCTTCACAACTATTGAAGAGTGGAAAGATTACTTTAGGTTGCAGCAAAACTTAGACGAAGCTGATACAGCTAATTATGGAGTACCTAATCGTATAATTAGGAGCATGGATGGTCGTAGCTTTGGCCTAAGCCCTATTCCAGATAAGGCCTATAAGATATGGTTCTTTGCTTTTGTAGCCCCTACAGAGCTTGTAGAGTACTCTGATAACATTATATTCCCTGATGTCTTTAAAACAGTGTTGCTTGCTCGCGCACGTTATTATATTCATCAGTTTAAAGAAAACCCACAGGCAGCTTCTTTTGCTTTAGATGATTACAAACATGGTATTAAACTTATGAAACTGCGGCTGATGTCTCCGGCTCCTGATTATTTTAAAGATGATAGAGTGAGATTTGTTTAATGTCACAACCTTTTGGTGTCTCCTGTAAAGGCGGTTTAAATACTAATCTTAATCAACTAGAGATGCTGGCGCAGCCGGGCCTTGCTACAATTTTAAGAAACTTTGAAGTAGATCCTGATGGAGGATATCGCAGGGTTAATGGCTTTACACCTTATGGGACTACGCGCCCTGCTGGTGATACACCTATTCTAGGCGTTTATCCGTATGGCTTAGGAGTTGTTGTATGTGCCGGTACTAATGTTTATTACACTGATAATGGAACCGCATGGATACAGGTTAATAAAAATACAGGGCATAATGGTGTAATAGAATCAGTATTACTAGTAACTGCTGTTTTACCACGAGTTAATCAAGGTCAAGCACAGTTCTCTTTAATGTCTGCGCCTACTGGACATACTGCAACTATTTACGGATCTTTAACAATAGCTACAGGGCCAAATAAAATGGCTCACTTTCATATTAATGGTACAGGTGCAACAAGAACATTCCATTACGAAGAGATATCAACACCCGCAGCTGGTAAATATGTTGAACTTCAGAACCGTCACCTATGTGTAGTAGATTCTACAAATGAACCATCCACTGTTTATTATAGCAAGATAAATGATGATAGAGATTTTACAGGTGTAGGATCTGGTGCTGTTGTTATTAATGATAGGATTGTAGGTATTAAAAGTTTTCGAGACTCTCTATATGTCTTTTGTAAAAATACTATCCACCGTATAGATAATATTAATGATGCTGCAAATATAAGAGTTGTTCAAGTTACAAATAACGTAGGTTGTCTAAGTGGCTACAGTATTCAAGAAGTAGGTGGTGATTTAGTCTTCTTAGCACCTGACGGGATTCGTACTATTGCAGGTACAGACAGGATCTCTGACGTAGAGTTAAGTTCAGTAAGCCGCCAGATACAGAGCGTTATTAGTGATCTAGCTAACTCTATTGATTTCTATACTATCTCAAGTACTGTCTTAAGAAAGAAGTCACAGTACAGGTTGTTTTATAGCGGTGCTGCTGAAAGCACTTTAAACTCTAAAGGGATTATAGGAACCTTAACTCCTAATGGCTTTGAGTGGTCTGAAACTTTAGGCATACAGGCTAGGGGTTTAACATCTGCTTATGATTCAGCTCGTATTGAATATACTTATCATGGTGATAAAAATGGTTACATTTATATTCATGATACAGGTAATTCTTTTAACGGTTCAAATATTAATGCAGTTTACCAAACACCTAACTATGATTTCGGGGACATAGGAACTCGAAAGACTTTAAAATATGCTCGTATTTCTTTTAGCCCTGAGGGTTTAGCACAGCCTTCTTTAAGGGTTCGATATGATTACGAAGATCCTGAAGTAATTCAACCAGATAATTATACCTTAGATTCGATACCAGCACCTGCTACGTTTGGCGTGGCTGTGTTTGGTGCTGCTACCTTTGGAGCTACTAATGATCCCATGGTTAGGCAAGTAATAGAAGGTAGTGGCAATACATGCAGCTTTAAAATTACAAGTGATGATCAATCATCCCCATACTCTATCAATGGTTTTTACATTGATTACGTACCATCAGGTAGGAGATAACAAAACATGGCACAGACATATACGCGGCAAAGTACCTTAACTGATGGGGATACTATTACAGCCTCTCTTTTTAATAATGAATATAATCAAATTGTAAATGCTTTTGCTTATTCTTCAACTGATGTAGCTGTAACAGGTCATAGGCATGATGGATCTTCTGCTCAAGGCGGTAATATTCCTATCATCGGTGATCTTAATTTCTTTAATAAGATTGTAGTAGATGGGACTAATAACCGTTGGGGAATCTTTGTAGAAGTTGCTGGGGGTCCTGTAGAACAAGTACGTATTCAGGATGGCGCTATAGTTCCTGTAACAACTAATGATATTGATCTAGGTACTGCGGCCCTTCAATTTAAAGATATCTTTATTGATGGCACTGCAAATATTGATAGCTTGGTACTTACCAGCGGCGTTACAGTTACTACAATCCTAGACGAAGATGATTTAGTTACAAACAGCGCAACAGCTTTAGCAACTCAACAATCTATTAAAGCTTATGTAGATGCTCAAGTAACTGCTCAAGATTTAGATATTGTTGGAGATACTGGCACAGATTCTATTGATTTGGATTCTGAGACTCTTACTTTTACAGGCGGCACAGGTATTACAAGTGTAGTAACTGCTGGAACAGTCACGCACAACATTGATAGCACTGTAACAACTTTAACAGGCACACAGACTTTAACAAACAAGACACTGACTGCTCCAGTTATTTCTGGTGACCTTACTACTGATGGTAATATTGATGGACGTGATGTTGCGGCAGATGGAACTAAATTAGATGGAATTGAAGCTGGTGCCACAGCTGACCAAACTGCTGCTGAGATTAGGGCGCTTGTTGAGGCTGCGATAGATTCTAATGTTTTTACAGATGCTGATAATACTAAGTTAGACGGCATTGAGGCCCTTGCAGACGTAACTGACACAGCTAACGTAACAGCCGCTGGCGCTTTGATGGACAGTGAGTTGACTAACATTACTGCTGTTAAAGCTCTCAATCAAGGCGTTGCTACTACAGATAGTCCTAGTTTTGCAGGTTTAACAGCCACCACAGCAGACATTAATGGCGGCACCATCGATGGCACTGTAATCGGTGCAACAACGACTGCGGCTGGGTCTTTTACTACTGTAACAGCCTCTGGAGAAATCACAGCCAACGGCGGCATAGCATTGGGCGACAATGACAAGGCTACGTTTGGCAGTGGTGATGATTTACAGATTTATCACACAGGAAGTAACAGTTACATAAAAGACGCTGGAGCAGGTGCTCTTATTCAGCTAACAAACAGTTGGAATCTTAACAAC